AGTGTTAAATTACCATACATCAATCAACTTAACTACAATGCAACAATTAAACTAGATGACATTACATGGGGCAAAACAAACCCGGGTGTATGGACCCATCAGCTACAAAGTCTAATGGGTAAAGATAAATTTACTCATTGGGACCAATATACGCAAGATACTGAGATTAAATAATGATACAAGCAGAACGTGCAACAATAGATAGAATTATGCAAGCCGCAAAGAAAAAGATATGGGTTACGTTCCAACGTGAAGGCATACATTGTTATCCGGCAGCGGCAGTTGAACAAACGTTGGCAGATGTTGCATTTTTAGCATCTCCGCACAGACATATATTCCATTTTAGAGTTGCAATCGAAGTTACCCATAACGACCGAGATATTGAATTTATTCAGTTTAAGCGTTGGTTAGAATCACTATATGTAAATACTATATTACAGTTAGATTATAAGAGTTGTGAAATGATATCAGATGATTTGTATTTGCAAATCGCTACAAAGTATCCCAATCGTGATGTTTGGATAGAAGTATCCGAAGATGGCGAGAACGGGTGTTCCGTTGAGTACAATAGTACTCGTCCTATGCAGTCTGTCACTATTTAAGGAGAATTTTCCGTGGCAAATCCAGTTTGGCTTAAAAAGTATCTTACTATGAAGCCTGAAGTAAGACAAATCTACAACGATTTAGATGCATGGTGCAACTACTGTCGTTTCCACATGATTAAGTATGATGAGGCTGATTTGTATGTTAGCCCAGCATACAAAGAATGGCAGGAAAAACGCAAGCGTCGCGAGCAATGGCGTCAGCAACAAGGGCAAACTCAAGGGCGTAGATAGCATGACTGTTTACATCGTTGATTTAGAGGCGGTGGATACAAGGTACACGGGTCAGTGGAAGACTCATGTACCTTCGTTGCTTGAAGATCACGGACACGAAGTATTTGTAATCAGCGGGCCGCATGACATTCCATCCGCAACAACTCCTGGAGCATTTCTTAACTTTGGTGGTACTAACATTTATAAGGCCGCACAGGTTGAGAAAATGGCTAGGCTATTCACTGAAGGACAAATTCATAAAGGTGATCACTTCATCTTTACTGATGCGTGGCATCCTGGCATTATTAACTTAAAGTACATGAGTGAGCTGTTACTGATTCCTGTAACTATTCACGCACTATGGCATGCTGGTAGTTATGACCCGCAAGACTTTTTGGGTCGCTTAATTGGTGCTAAACCGTGGGTAAGACATGCAGAGAAAAGTTTCTTTGCGGCTATCGATCATAACTACTTTGCAACAGACTTTCATATAGATATGTTTGTCGATAATCTACTAGAAAACGGTTTCAAAACTGAAAATCCATGGGCGGCGGAAGATAAAGCAGATATGATTGCTGAAGGTAAGATTGTACGCAGTGGTTGGCCAATGGAATATATGCCAACAATACTTGCACCATTCAAAGACTTAAAGAAACGTGACTTAATTCTGTTTCCGCATCGTATCGCGCCAGAGAAGCAATTAGACATCTTTAAGAATCTTGCTAAAGCATTACCGCAATATGAATGGATTGTGTGTCAGGAAGAACAACTTACTAAAGATGAGTATCATACATTGTTAGGTGAAGCTAAGATAGTGTTTAGTGCAAACTTACAAGAAACACTTGGTATTAGTATGTATGAAGGTGCGTTAGTAGGTGCTATACCTATGGTACCAAACAGACTAAGCTACGGTGAAATGTACACTGGGGATCCGTGGGCGTATCCAAGCGAATGGACTGAATCGTTTGATAGTTACCTAGCACATAAACACGAATTATGCGATAGGATCGTTCATATTATGGATAATTATGATAATTTCAACTTCCGTCTAAATATCTTAGCACGTACCTTATCTAAGAACTTCTTCTCAGCAACTGAAATATTAAAGAATATCAAATGAGTTTCATTGCAATAGCAGAGTTTGAACGAGCATTAGGTGCAGTAACAGGTGCACCTTTTGTTGTTATGACAGATTGTTGTACACATGCACTAGAAATGTGTTTACGTTACGACAAGGTAAAACGGTGTCGTTTCACTGCATTTACCTACCTTTCTGTGCCAATGACCATGCATAAACTGAACATTTCATACGGTTTAACTGCCGATAATGAATGGGTCGGAGAATATCAGATACTTGGTACACGGATATGGGATAGTGCGAGATTGTTACGTACAGGTATGTATCGCAAAGGTCAAATGCAGTGTTTGAGCTTTGGGTACAGCAAACCGTTAGACATTGGTCGCGGTGGTGCAATACTACTAGACGATGAAGTTGCTTATAACAATCTTATACAGCAACGCAGTGACGGGCGTGACTTGCGCATTAATCCGTGGCAAGATCAAAAAGTATTTGAAGTAGGCTATCATTATAGACCAACTATAGAAGAAGCAGTAAAAGCATTAGAAAAATTACCAACCATCGACCAAGAACCTAAATACCATGTGTATCCAGACCTACGTGAAATTATTATCAAATAGTTTGACACGTATAATAATTTCACGTACACTTAATGTAAGATAAATATTAGTGCTACATAAAGGTAGCAAAATTCACAATTTAAACCATCACAAAGGAAGGTTATCATGTCATACAACAAAACAAAAACAGATCCCGTCTTGGGACAAGCAGTACACGAACACTTAGTTAAAATGGGAGTAGAAACTCCAACTATTTCAAATGATATTGATCGTAAAGATAAGATTGATAAAATTGAACAGCATTTTACCGCAATTATGCAAACATTAGGGTTAGATTTAACTGATGATAGTTTAGTAGAAACTCCTAAACGTGTTGCTAAAATGTATGTTAACGAAATATTTTGGGGACTCGATTATGAAGCATTTCCAAAGTGCACCACAGTAGAAAACAAAATGAAATACGATGAGATGGTAATTGAACGCAATGTCAATGTCCAATCAAATTGTGAACATCACTTTGTTGTTATTGATGGGGTGGCTACAGTAGGTTATATTCCGAATCATAAAGTGTTAGGATTAAGTAAAATTAATCGTGTAGTCGAATATTTTAGCAAGCGTCCGCAAATACAAGAACGATTAACTGAACAAATTTATCACGCACTACAATACATTCTCGAAACAGATCATATCGGGGTTGTATTAGATGCACAACATTATTGCGTTAAGTCGCGGGGTGTAGAGGATGTAGGAAGTTCAACAGTTACATCAAAACTTGGCGGTTGTTTTAAAACTGAATCAAGTGTACGTGCAGAATTTATGAATATTGTCAACAGCTGCAAAGTTCGATAAAGGAATAGATATGTTAAAAAGATGGTTAATACGTTTAGCACATAAATGGCAATACGAATTAGAAGATGAGGCGGTGGCAGAACCCACACAAGTTAGATCTCGAAAAAGATGGTCTAGTGGTGGGGGCGGCAATAGTAGCCCAATTACTAAGCAACAACGTGTATCACATAACTACGATGATGAAAATGTTATTTCATTTAAGGTGTACGGGGCGAATGGCGGCAAGATTGTTGAAGCTGGTCGCTACAATGACAAGCACGATCAAGAACGCATCAAGCTGTACATCATCGACGAGAACGCAGACTTTGCTGAATCATTAAGCAGAATTGTTACAATGGAATATCTGCGATGAATAATATAGAAAAAGTGTACTATGATGACGTACACATTAAAGAAATGATTGGTAATATCACTATGCAAATGCATCGCGACAATTGGAAGCCCGATTACATTGTTGGGTTAACACGTGGTGGGTTAATTCCGGCAGTGTATCTAAGTCACTATCTTAATGTTCCAATGGAAACGTTAAAAGTAAGTTTGCGCGATAATGCCGATACTGAAACTAATTGTTGGATGAGCGAGGATGCGTTCAATGGTAAAAATATTCTTATTGTAGACGACATTAACGATACTGGTGCTACATTAGACTGGATTATTAATGACTGGCAAAGCAGTTGCTTACCAGATGACCCACATTGGGAACATGTGTGGGGAAATGATGTTAGGATAGCTGTATTAGTTGATAATTTAAGCAGTAATTTTAGTCGTAAAGTAGACTATTGTGCTAAAGAGATTAACAAAGCAGAAAAAGATGTATGGATTGTTTACCCATGGGAAAGATAGGTTAATATGAAACTTAAAGTTAGTGAGATATTTTATAGTGCGCAAGGTGAAGGACGCTTTATTGGCGTCCCATCGTTGTTTCTGCGTACATTCGGTTGCAACTTTACTTGCGGTGGCTTTGGTATGCCACGCGGTACAGTTAGTACAGAGCGCAATGTAATTAAAGTAGAACAGTATAAGACGTATAATGACTTACCACTTGTTAATACAGGGTGCGACAGTTATGCAAGCTGGGATCCCCGATTCAAAAGTTTAAGTCCATTGTTATCCGTAGACGAAACAGTTAAGCAAATGCTTGATGTTGTTCCAAATAACAATTGGCAACAAACAAATGGTAATAACGTGCATTTAGTTATTACAGGTGGTGAGCCACTATTAGGTTGGCAACGTGCATTTCCTAAGTTGTTAGCACACGACGATATGTTTAACTTGCTTAACTTAACATTTGAAACAAACGGCACACAAGCATTACATAATGACTTTGCGGCATACTTGAAGTTATGGAAAAGACAAGCACGTGAGATTACATTTAGTGTAAGTCCAAAGTTAAGTGCGTCTGGTGAATCATGGGAAGATGCTATTAAGCCCGAGATTGTAGCAAGTTATGAGAAGGTTGGTACAACATATCTCAAGTTTGTTATTGAAACACCGCATGACTTTGATGAAGTTGATCGTGCTGTAATTGCATACAGAAGTGCAGGCTTTACAGGTATGGTTTATGTTATGCCAGTTGGTGGTGTTGTTAGCGTATATGATGGTAATAAGTTCCATATCGCAGATGAAGCAATGAAACGTGGTTATTATTACAGTCCTAGATTACATGTTGATCTGTGGGGCAATTCTTGGGGGAAATGATGTTTAAACGATTTATAGCATGGATGAAATATTGGCATGAGACGTTAAGTGATCCAACAAATTGGGATGATAGCAACGATCCTTGCCCGTATAAATGTAATTGTGATAAGGACAAAAATAATGTGGAAAAAAATTAAAGCAACACTAGGTTTAAACAAAGCAGAGCTAGCAGAAGCCAAAGCATTGGCCGCAAGCGAAGCAAGAACCAAACGTGCAGAAGCAAAAGCAGATAAAGCGAAAGCAAAAGTTAAGGTGCTATCTGCTAAAGATGAAGCAACTAATAAAGGCGAGCCATGGGTAGAAATTATTGGCATGGAGATCGATGAAAAGGACCCAGGGCAAGGTGCGTTTGAACTTGATTGGAATGATATATTCATTGCCAAGTTGGTTCGTGCAGGCTATCAAGGCAAAACAGATCAAGACATTGTTGATAATTGGTTTAAAACAGTATGCCGCAATGTAGTAACCGAAACATACGAACAAGACCAAGCCGACCCAGAGAAACGTGCAAGTCGCAGACGTGACTTAGGTGATGGCAGAACGGAAGTGTCTTAATTGCACTGTAACATTAGAATCGTTATAATGCAAAGAGCATGTTACAATGCTCTTTTTGCTTGACAAACATATTAAAAGAAAGTATAATTACCATATGAGATACTTAATCGTAGATGCAGCAAACACATTCTTCAGAGCCAGACACAGTGCGCACAGACAAAGTGACACGTGGGATAAACTAGGCTTTGCTATTCATGTTACACTAGCAAGTATTAACAAAGCATGGCGTGATCAAAAAGCCGATCATGTTATTGTTTGTTTAGAAGGGCGCAGTTGGCGCAAATCCTTTTATACTCCGTACAAAGCAAATCGTGCTGTAGCACGTGCCGCTAAGACAGAAGCGGAGCAAGAGGAAGAACAATTATTTTGGGACGCATTTGATGCCTTACAAACTTTCATTAAAGATAAAACAAATTGTACAGTTCTGCAACACAGTGAGCTTGAAGCAGATGATTTGGTGGCTGGTTGGATTCAATCTCACCCTACAGATCATCATACTATTGTTTCTAGTGACACTGACTTTTACCAACTATTAAGCGACAATGTTAATCAGTACAATGGTATCAGTGATGAGTTACATACTCTTACCGGTATATACGATAAGAAAGGTAAGTTAGTTTTAGATAAGAAAACTAAGGAACCTAAAAAGATTCCGGACCCTAAGTTCATTCTGTTTGAAAAATGTGTACGCGGTGACCCAACCGATAACATCTTTAGTGCATATCCTGGGGTACGTACTAAAGGTACAAAGAATAAAGTTGGATTAGAAGAAGCATATGGTGATAAAGATAAACAAGGGTATGCTTGGAATAACTTAATGCTACAACGCTGGACTGATCATAATGGCACAGAACATAGAGTGTTAGATGATTACAATCGTAATGTTACGTTAGTAGACTTAACTGCACAACCATCGATGTATAAACTTTTTATCGAAACAACTATTAAAGCCAATGCAGTTGCACTAAATCGTCCAATGGTAGGGGCACAATTCTTAAAGTTTTGTGGTAAGTATGACCTAATCAAACTAAGCGAAAATGCTTCTAATATGGCAGAATGGTTGTGTGCTGGTTATCCAGCCGAAGCAGTAACAATGTATCATTTAATTAACTCTTAGAAAGTATATTTTGATAGAAAAATCACAGAAGTTTTTAGCGTTAGACTTAGAATTAAACCAACCGAGTGGTAAGATCATTCAGGTTGGTATTGCCATTGGTAGTGCAAATGATAAGTTTGAAAATTACATCATTAAGAAGTGGTATATTGACCCAAAAGAACCAATTAGTGACTTCATTATTGGGTTAACGGGCATTACTGACCATGACATTAGATTAAATTGCGTAAGTCACGAAACAGTTGCACGTGAGCTTAGTGAGTTGATTAAACAGCACAACACGTGGATTAATCCAATCACTTGGGGTGGTGGAGATAGTAGAGAATTGTTAGACGAGTTTTGTAAAAACTATGCAGACTTCCCACACTTTGGTAGACGTTGGATTGATACAAAGACTTGGTATACGTTTATGATGTTTGCACGTGGTAAGAACCCAAGTGGTGGACTATCAAGTGCTATGGGTGCGTTTAAACTGCACTTTAGGGGCACTGCACACAGAGCAGATATCGACGCAGTTAATACACTTGCCTTGTTCTTTAAGTTCCTTGAGCGACAACGTGGGCTCGAAAACTTACTACACGATGCAAAAAGTATATAATGAAAACTATCTTTGACATTGGAGTCGCCGGCGGATTAGATACATATTTCTATCTGAATAAAGGATTCAATGTAGTTGCAGTCGAAGCAGACCCGGATCAAGTTGATGTATTATCAAAACAGTTCGCCACAGAACTTCGAGTCGAGACTTTACAATTAATAAATGCTGTTGCAAGTGATACATTAGGTCAAGAAATTTCATTCTACAAAGACCCTGTATTTCAATTACAGAGCTCCATTAACCCATTACCAAATTCTGAACGTATAAGCGGACTTACTATAAATTATAGTGAACTAATTAGTAGGTATTCTGTTCCATATTATTGTAAAATAGATATCGAATCGGCAGATATTATATTTTTAAAATCGATGAAGGGTTTACAATTACCAACTTATATTTCAGCAGAAATAGATCATATTAATATCATCGATTCGATGTACGAGTTAGGTTATCGTAAATTCAAATTAATTAATCAATACTATAGCGGCACCTTACACATGCAGTATGAATATTATGCAAGATTTGATATAGGTAATAACAATTTCGTTTGTGAAGGAACTCCATTTAATGGGAAATTACCATTATGGTTAAACGAACATAATCTATTAGAATGGTCTGGATTGTTTGGAACGGAGTTGCCGGGAGAGTGGTTGAATTATAAAGAAATTACACAAATGTATAAACTAATTTCGTTATTGCAACACAAATTACCACCACATGTTATGGTCGGACATTATGATTGCCATGCTACTGTATAAATTAAAATATGCTTGACTTTTTCACAAAACCTAAATATACTATATATTATGACACGAATTAATTCAAACGTAGATCCAAAAACACTAAAGCGTATGCACTTACTTGCAGAGTTACGCGAGATTACTATGGTACCGGCATCACTTAGACGCAGTTTACGCACTAAGTCTAAAGAAGCTGTATTAAAAAGTGTGCCAGCTAACTTTACATTAAATAAAGGTCATGTTACATTCT